GAATTCTAATACTTTCTGAGCTCTTCATACCCTTGACTTTCTCAGCGATTCCATTTACAGTTTCTAATGCATTTTCATACCTTTCAGCCACATCGGCATCCAATATATCTATATCTTCTAATTCAACGTTATTAATTTTCAATTAAATCCCTCCTATACTGCTGGTACAAATCCTTCTGTGAATGTTTTAAGTGCTGTATCAAATGTTCCTAATATAGGATCACTTAATCCTAAGAAATTTCCAGTGATTCCAAGTTCACCGTCGTTGTCTTCAAATGAATCCACCGCTACAGCAACATTAAACTTTCTAGCTCTAAAGCCAAGAGTCAATGCAGCTTGGTCTAAATCAACTATTACATATTCTGTTTCTGTATCCCCACCGGTTAACTGCATTTCTCCAATGTTTCTAATATGCTCAATAGCATTTTCAGATACTATTTGATCCGCATTGAATGAAGTTCCCCATTCATAGCCTGTAACTGATTGAGTTGCACTTGATTGATTAATGTACCTCTTAGAACTTGTTTGAGCACTAGGGCTTTCATTTAGCTCTGTGAAGCCTGTTCCTAATAGTTCAAATGCCTCTGCTACTTTCAAATAGTTTGCTTGTATTTTTCTTTTACGTATCATGTTAAATTCCTCCTTGTTTTTTGTAATATTTTAGTCTTAACTGAATTTGATATTGAGCTGTATCTTCACTAACTGCAAAGGCATACCCTGTACTAGTTACTTTAATTTCTATAACCTCTAAATTTGCGTCTAGTATAGGGAATATTTCATTATCATTCTTATTTTCAATTTCATCTGCAAACTTTTCATAAAATCCTGAATTATCTATATTTTGAATTACATCACTACTATATGGCTCTCTACTTGTAAAAAGAAATGCATACTGTCTAATACTATCACCATTAACATATTTCTTTAAAATAGGCTCTATTGGCATTTCCTCTAAAGAGTAATTATCTACATTAGGTTCTAAATAATTTACATTTACTCTAATAGCATTGTTAAAAGTTTCCAAACAAGACATATTTCTTATAAAATTTCTTACGCTTTCTATAATCATTCGCTAACACCTCCACAAAAGTTAGCAATGGTTTCTACAATTTTGCTTCCATTATCAATCCAACCGCGCGAAGCCCATTGCTTTCCCCTTTTGCCACCAGCTGCATCACCTTGTTTTCCCATACCCTTGTTATTATAAAATTGTTTTGATGCATAAGGCGCTGAGTATATAATTCTAGCGGTTTCTATAGTAATCATCATATCCTTAAGTCTACCGGTATCAAGGGGAACATAATTGTTAAACGCTTTAGCACATTCTTTTGTAAAAAGCACTTGCGCAGGTCCATTATTTTGCAATTTTCTTTTAGCCATAATTGCAGCGGTGGAGTTCATATTTATTCTTATAGTTGAACCCATTACTTACCTTCCACCTCCCAATGATCCGAAAGTTCCCGGGAAGACATTATATTTACTACATCATTATAATTATTTTCTAAATCAGCAATGGAATTAGGTTTAATACCCCAAATTTCAAAGTCAATTTCACCTTTTACGATCTTATCGCCTATAGCTAAAGTAAAATAATTTACTCTTTCATTATCATTCAATTTTGCAAACTGTTTTGGAGAAATATAATTTTCTAATTTATCTAAAATAATACGTATGGAATCAGCTAGTAATAAGCCATTGCTGCTAACTGTAGCATTCCTAATACCATTCCAGTTAACACCTTTTATAACAGTCCTCTGATATAGATCATATCCACTTGAAAAATCATAATACCTATTATACAAAGTTATACTGGCATTTTTAAATAACACACTCATATCATCACCCCATTAACCTTACAAATGGCAAAGGTAAAAGCATCTTCACATTATCAGTTATGGACCATGCTTCAATACCATCAGCAAATGTAACAGATTGTACTCCATCACTCTTAGATTTAATTCCAGTTGCTTTCATTGCTTTAATAGCTAAAGAGCTTTCAACTAGCTCATCAATAGCAAGTTCAAATGTTACCATCATATATTCATCATTATATTTTAAATTAGGCCCTATATTTAAATAATTTTTAATCGTTAATATAGCTTTTCTCTGGTCTTTACTAAGCTCCATAAATACCTCCCTCTATATAAAATAAAAGGAGGAAATCAATCCTCCTTAGTATTAAAGTGTTATTGTTGCTATTCCCAATTCATCTGCATGTGGGAAAGATGGAATTGCAGTTGCTGCTGCTTTGGTAAACTCGGCTACTGGATCTACACTTGTGTAAGTTCCAACAAATATATTTCCAACCATGCCTGCAGTTTCCATATTGCCGTCACCAATAAGTTTAACCTCTTCAGCAGTTAATCCATAGATTGTTTCTCCAAGTTCAGAACTTCCAAACATTGAAATTATGTTTTCAGGGAAGTATCTTACCGTTGAATATCCTGTAGCGGTTTCTACTTTGTATTTTCCCTCATTAACTAAAAGAATTGGTAGATCAGATTGTGATAATAAATCATTAAGTAATGCTAAAGTTACAAGCTTGTCTGAGTTAGTTCCAAAGATGGCTTTTCTGATTGAAGTACATGCACAAATAGCTTTCATTACTTTTCTTGAAGTCATTGCTCTTGATGGTCTACTTCCACATGATGTTTCAACTGCAGTAGCAATTGTCTCTAAGTCAATAAGTGGTGTAGCAGTAGTTGGAGCGGACCAGTTAAAAGGCAATTTATTTTCAGATGGCACTAAGTAATCTATAGTAACAGCAACATTGTTTTCATTTATTGCAATTTTACCCGATGAAATAACTTCCATTCTCATCGCTTCGGCTCTTACTCTGATACTTTCCTCCATTTTATCCGCATCTTTATAAAGTTGAGCTAAAACAAATGCTAACTCAGCATCATTTCGAGGATTTTGAATTTTAATTAACTCTTTCTCAGTGATCTTAATTTGTCTTTTGATAAGAGCCAAACTTTGAACACCCTTTTCAATAGCCTGTCTGCTAGCTAATTGAGTTTTTGTATCTAGAGCATGTACGCTTGCACTAACTGGAAGACCACCGCGTCCTAAGATCATATCAAATTCTATGTCTTGAATTTTCTTTTCAGGAAATAGTGCTTCTCCTAACATTGGTACAGCTACTCTTTCCTTGAAATAATTTATAAGTTCTAATGTGTTAAATACTTCTACTAATTTTGGCATATTATTATTCCTCCTCTATTATCTAAATTTTATTTCTGTTAATGCTGCTTTGATTAATACAACTGCCGCGTCTGCTACTCCAGCAAATACTCTATCGGCTCTTAAGTAACCCTCTACCATTATAGACGCTGGTGAATCACCGTTTGTAACATCTACAGTTTGATATAAAACTCCCACTGGAGCACTTGTTAAAGTTTCACTTCCAGCAGTTCCAGTTTCAACTACTACTGCTCCAGTAGCATCAATAAAACTACCTGCGGGAACATATTTCTTTCCATCAGCATCTGCTACCACACCTGCTGATAATACTGTTCCTGAAAAACATACTAAATTTGCTTCTGAAAATAATATTTCCATTTCGTTTGTGTAAGTTATTTTTTTAAACATTTAATATTCCTCCTTATTTTGTTGCCCAAGGATCACTTGGAGCAGTTTTTGTACCATTGTTTTGTGCAGCCATTGCAGCACCAATACTAGTTTTAACTCCATCCGGACCTGTTCCGCCAGGAACGTACGAACTGGATTTAAACTTCTCATTCATTGATGTTTCAAGACCCTTTGCCCAATCAGTTGCCAATACATCTAAATTAGCTTTTGTAGTGTCTAAATCTTCACCTAAAAATTTATCAATAAAGCCAGCTGGCAATTTCTTTTCTGCAGCATACTTCATTGCTTCACTAAGTAAGTCTTTTCTTGCGTTTGAGGATTTTTCTTTTTCAAGTTCTTTTCTCATTTCCGCTAATTCCTTTTTAACTGGATCAGTAACCATGTCAGGATACTTTACCAACATAAATGGCTCAAGTTCCTTTTCTAAGTTATTTTCTTTCCAAGTTTTAAGGGCTTTAGTGTGATACTTATCGTTTTCGCTTTCTGTGTAAGCCTTAAAATCTTTGTCTGTTTTCATTTTCTCTTTAAAAGCATCCAAGGTTACCCCGCTTGTTTTAAATTGAGTTTCTATATCTGTACCAACTAAGGCGGTGTTAATATCCTCATCATCTTTTAAGTTTTTTATTTTTTCTAACAAATCTTTCTTTAACATACATTCTCTCCTATCCCCTAGACTAAGTGTGTTACCCTAGGACACAAATTTTTATTATTTTGGTATACTTGCACCCCTTGTACACAAAATGCCCACAAGACGAGCTTAAACAGTTTAGAGTCATATTAAGGACATAATAAAAAGCCTTAGTTTTCTAAGACTCTAATTACAAACTTTTTAATTGGTTTTTTAAATCTTGTAAGTGCTCTTTTAATACATTTAAAACTTTGTTCTTTGTTTCTGTATTCATGTTAAATTCTGCAGAGGCCATTGCACCATAAGCATTAGCTTTAAAAATATATTTTGTTTCTTTTTTTATAATCTTTCCTGTCCAAACACTTTCAGCATTCCATATAAATAACTCTAATTCTTTTATTTCTTTTTTAATTTCATTAGCTTTAATTAAATTTTCATTAGTCATACAATTTCACCTCAAAGCATTATTTTATTCAACTATAGTATTATACCCTCTGCATAATGGGTGCTGTAATCCTGGTGCATCTTCTAGATCATATACATTTTCATTTACCCCGGCGCATATACTACAAGTTCTGGAATCCATTTCCTCATTTCTCATAACTCTTTTTACACCTGTTTCTTTGCAGAATCTCTTGAATGATTCATCCTCAACACGATTTACCTCTGTATCTACTAGCCTGTGTGCATTATAAGCGCTAGTGTTATAAGTTTTTTCAATATTTTTTTTAATTTGATTAACATTAACCTTGCCATTAAGAAAATTATTAACTTGCTTATTGAGATGCTTGGCAACCTCAGTTTCATTTTCCCAGACTCTTGATGAAAAATGTTTTCCAGCAAAATTATTGCTTATAATCTCTTTAACATCTTTAAGTCCAACATTATAACTGTAAAAATCAAAAGTCTTATTTATAGTAGAGGTTAGCATTTCTTCTATAACCCTGTTTTGTGTAGTGCCTTGGCTTTGTGCATAGCCTGTAACTATCTTAGACAGCCTATTATATTCTTTCTTTTTATCTGCCTTAGAAAGCTTCATAAGGTCATTTAAAATGGTATAGGTAAGCATTATACTGGCTAATTGCTTTAATAATTCATCTCTGTTATTCTTTTGTTCCTTATAAACCTCTTTTATCAGTTTATCAGCTTCATTGTAAAGGCCCTCTATGAAATCAAGTTCTTCTTTGTCTGTGTAATCTTTCATTTAAGTCACCTTATTTAAATCAACTACGGGCATTTCTGCATCCTGTTCCGCTTTAACTTTTTCGGCTTCGCTAACTTTATTAGTAATGAAACTAAACCTACCTCTTGAAGTATCCTTACTAAGCACACCTTCTGGAACTACCGATAACATTTGAGCAGTAGCAGCATCATCAGTTGGAATATTAGGTGTATACAGTGCACTGATATCTTTATAGTCATAATTTTTATTTTTCTTAAGGTTTAAATACATGCACAAGAACCTATTTCTATTTTTAACAATATTTTTATGAGCCTTTTCTTCAAGTTCACACTTGTTTTCTAAAGCTATCAGTCTAGATCTTAAAGCAATACCACTTAAATTGCTCACCATGCCCTCATTATGATTGATATGACAACTAATTTGATACATGGTATCTACATATCTATCTAGAGTATTTTGGATGAAGGTATCATTAATATTTTTAACAAGCCATTGTATTGTACTATCCTTATCTGTGGCATTTAATATACCCAATGCTTTCATCTCAGGAATTTTTTCTTTATCAATTGAACACCCCGTAAATACCATATAGGCACTTCTAAAATCACTTATTTCATTACCAATGTCACTAAAGTTAGTTTCAAAGGCATCTTGCAAGCCTTTAATG